GCGCCACCTGCTGACGGCGGGGGAGATGCTTGCCATGCGTCTGGCAGTGCTGCACAACCTCTATTTCTACAACAATCTCATGGAACGCATCCGAAGCGCCATAGAGGCGGGGGAGTTTGAGGCCTTCCGGCGGGAATACTCCGGGCGGCTGGACCGCCCCGTGTCCCAGCCGTAGTGTGGGATATCCAGGTAAATTTGCAAAATGTCAAGAATAAATTGCAAAAATTAAGAAAAAATTTTTTGCCGTGATACAATGCAAGCTGCTGGCTCAGGCCAGCAGCTTTGATTTTACAAGGCTTTCAGCGTTTTTGGGCAGGGCAAAGCCGCCGGGCCGCCCGGAGGCTGTCCGGCTCCCGCCGTGCCGTATGGCTGGTATTTTAGGCGGCCAGCAGGCGCTCCTCCTCAAAGAGCATGGCGGAGGATTTCCACCCCAGGAGCTTGCGGGGATAGTTGTTAATCCACTCCTCAGCCGCTTTGATGTCAGAGGCCAGCACGGTGTCAAAGTTGGTGCCTTTGGGGAAAAAGCGCCGGATGAGCCTATTCATATTCTCATTGCTGCCCCGCTCATAGGCACTGTATGGATGGCAGAAATAGACCAGGGTGCGCTTGCCCCGCCGCCGCTGGGCCTGCTCCAGGCCCTTGACATCTTGAAACTCACAGCCATTGTCCACTGTGATGCTTTTGAAAATATTGTAAAACTCTTTGCCGAAACGGCGCTCCAGGCCATTGAGGGCACGCACCACGCTGGCGGCGGTGTGGTCCTTTACCAGCAGGATGATGCCCTCACGGGTCATCCGCTCCGTTAGGACCAGCAGGGCCTTGTGGGAGCCCTTGCAGCCCATCACACTATCCATCTCCCAGTGTCCAAACGTCTGGCGCTCCGTGATCTCCTCCGGGCGGTGCTCAATGGTCTCTCCTTTAGGCGGTCTGGCGGCTGTCTGCCGGTCCTTTTTGGCTGTGTCATAATGGCGGCGGCCCTTATCGTGCAGGTGCTCCGGCGTGAGATGCAGGAACACGTCACCCCGGAAAATGTAGTTGTAAACGGTGCTCTCGCAGAGGGTGGTGTCATACACCTCTCCCCGGTTGCGGATTTCCGCCAGGGCGGCTCCGGGGGAGAAATGCCGCTCCATGATAAGCTCCTCCAGCCGCCGGACCAGGGCGTGGTCATGGCCGATTTTCAGATCTGGCCCCTTGGCGGCCAGGTTTTCTCTGTATTTGAGGATGGCATAATCAGCACAGTACCGCTCCACATATTCCAGCTCAGAGGTGAGCTGCTTGCATTTGCCCCGCTTGATTTCATAGTAGATGGTGCGGAGGCTTTTGCCCAGCGCCTGAGCGATCTGGGCTTTTGTGTTGCCCACTTTGAGCATCCGCTCCATAATGAGGCGGTCTGTATCCGTCAAGTGTGTTGAGCCCTTTTTATTCATGTTCTTTCCCTCCTGGATGAAATAGAAAAAGCGGGGTGATGCACCCCGCTTTTGTTCGTCCCCTGTCAAATTATGGTCGCATACTCCGCCAATAGCCGGGTGGTCTCCTCATCCGGCAGGATGTCCTCCAGCCTGCAATGGAGCGCCAGGCATATCTTGAGGAGAGTGGCCAGCTTTGCCCCATTGAGGTCTTTGGCCCCCTGCTCATAATACTGGAGCATCCTGGGGTTGATACCGGCAGCGGCGGCCAGCTGTGATTGTGACAGGCCTGTGCTCATGCGGGCGGCTTTCAGTTTGCTGGTTTTCATGGCATCCATGTGGCGGCACCTCCGTTTGTTTTGTAATTCTATTATACACCTTTTGGTGTATATGTCAAGAGGGAAAATAAAAAAGACGGCCCGGAGGCCGTCTCACTTTAGGGGTCCGCTTTATTTGCCCGCAGCCGGTCCGCCAGCATGGCCAGCGCCGCCACGTCTTTCTCATCCAGGCCGGTCACGTTGATACTGGCCAGGGGCTCAATGCCCAGCAGATAGTCAACGGAGACGGAGAAAGCCCTGGCCAGGTCCACAAGGCAGGCCGGTGACGGGGTGGAGAGCCCCTGCTCCCATGAATTGACGCCGTTGCGGGTGACGCCCAGCTTGCGGGCAAGCTCCGCCTGCGTCCAGCGGCGTGCCTCCCGGAGCGCCTTTATCTTTTCTGCGATCATCGGCTCCACCTCCTCTCACGATAATTATAGTTTGCACCGCCGTTTAGTCATTATCAAATAGGCTCTGTTACTTGACAACATAGCGGTGTCCGGGTATAATCAAGAAAAGTTTAGAATAAATTATAATAGGCGGTGCGGGTATGAAAGACTTTATGAAAAAGCTGGGCCGGGGGCTCCGTATGTTCTGGGGCGTTCTTTTTGCGATATGCACGGTGGCCTATATCGTCCTGGCCTTTACGGAGCCAGATCTGCGCCCTGTGATGATAGTACTGGCTGTGGTGTTTGGGTTGTTGTCCATCCTGCTGCTGAGAAAGAAAAAGCAACTCCCAGCGCCCTTGCCAGACATGGGCACCGGGTCTCCCATTTCAGTCACGGTATCAGCCCCGGAGGTGCCGGAGGAAATACTCCGGGATATGCGGAAATACTACACAAAGGCTCAGGCCCTCCGGGATGCTGAAATTATGCGGGAGAGCTTTATGCTTATCCAGCAGACTACCAGCTTTGATGTCTTTTTCACCCGGCTGGACCTGGCACGGCAAAAGGCCCTCACGCTTTTGCAAGCGGAGCAGGCCAAGTGCAAAGGAGTGGCGGCCCTGCACACAAAGGATGCGGCGGAGGGTGTTCTGCGGGTCATCGATGACCTTAAACTGGATTTCCTGGACCGTGTATTGACAAAGGAGACGGAGGCCGCCCAGGAGCTAAAAACACCCAGAGGACGCAGAAACAGGCTGGAAAAATTTTATAAGGCCTTGCAGGAGCGTGAGGTCGATTTTATGACCATAGAGGACCAGTATTTTGCCGTTCTGGACAGTGTGCAGACGATGATTGCGGAAACAGAAAAAGCCGGAGAGGGTTGACCTCTCCGGCTCTTTGCACTATTTTGAAAACAGATCTGTCAACAGGCGTTGCAGCCTGCGCTCAATGACCGCCGGGGCCAGCCGCTCCAGGTCCTGCTCAGACAGGGTGAGGAAATATTTTCCGTCCACCCATCCACGCTTTAATCTTTTCCCTATGGCAGGGACAAACCGCCCTGGCTCTTGCACATGGCCAAACTCCACATAACTGGCATAATGCACCGGGTTGATGACCTGGATGGTGTAATTGGTCCCGTGCTTGACCACGGGGAGCGCCTGAGCGTATGATTTGGCATCCGATGAGCCGCCCCGGCCCACGGCCTCCGCCTCTGTGCGGGCCGTCCAGCCACGGCGCAGGGTGCCGCCCTTTTTGCCGCTTTCCTTTGGGTATCTGCCCACGGGGGTGCGGGGGATGACCAGGGCCAGCAGGCGGGCCGCCAGCTCCTTTGAGACATCGGAGCAAAACTTTTGCATGTCGGCGCTCTGGAGCTTTGCTATCTTGTCCCGGAGCTTTTGCAGTTGTCTGTAATCGCAGCTCCCCCACCGCATATCAGTATTTCATTTCCTCCAGCTGGGCAATGACCTCTCGCAATTTATCAAAGCCAAACATTGCGGCATAGGCCACGAAAAAGCCCAGAACGATGGCAGCGGCCACCATGTACCACACCACAGGCACGCCCCTGATCTGGCAGTAGGCGAAAAAGGCCAGCAGGGTCAAAGCCATGGCCACGATGACGGCCAGGACATTGGTGGGCAGCCGGTCCCAGGTGAGCTTTTTGAGGACCTGGACGATGATGTTAGTGACCACCACCAGGGCGCCCACCAGGCTGAGGATAACGGACCAGTCAAAAATGTGTTCCATAACAGATTTACCTCCCTTTTATTTTACCCCACCACGGTGAGGTCTTTGATGTTAACGGCGGCGGTGACGGCTCCGCCCTTGCCGATGACCACCCGGTCATTTTTGATCTCCATGACCGTGTAGGTGTTGGAATAGACGAAAGCGGCCAGGGAGCCGCCGGTGTAGGTCTTGGCGCTCTTGTTCACCTTGACGGTGCTACCCTTGACCACCGCCGGAGCCTGGACGGCCACGTCCGCCTCATCCACCCAGCCGTAGACATTGGAGCCGCTACCGGGCACCGCAATGAGGTGGATGGGATGCCTGCCGGAATTGGCCAGAGAGGTGACCCTGGCCTTGCCGGGCTTGCAGGTCTTGCCGTTGGTGCTGTTGGAGCTGACGTAGTGCTTGGTGCCCTTAAAGGTCACCACATCGCCCACAGCGGGCCTCTGTGCGGCGTTTCCGCCGCTGGCGGGCTGGGATGCCCCCGGCTGTTTGCCGTCCGTCTGGGCCCCCGTATAGTCCACCCAGGGCATAATGCCGTGCTTGGTCCAGGTGCGGGCGTTATAGCCCGCCTTGCTGCCCATGTTGGCCACCGCCGTGATCTGCACGTTGTTTTTCCAGCGGGGGGTACACTCCACTGCCAGGCCGTCTCCGATATAGACGCCGATGTGGCCGGAGCACCACACAGCCTCTCCCACTGTGATGCTGGAAAAGTCCGTGGTGACCTTGGTGCAATACTTAATCATGGTATCAGCGCCCAGGTCCGGCACATCATTGGATTTGTAGACGGCCCCGCCGTAGGTCTTGGCCGGGTCCCCGCACCAGCCCCACAGGACGCCCTTGATGAGGTTGCAGCAGTCAAAGCCGTACACGGGCGGGTCCTGATTGGCCGCAGCCTTAATCATGGCGGTGCGGGCCGCCTGTTTGTTGTAGCTGTGATTGGTGCAGTAGCGGGTGACATTCCCGCCGGTCATGGGAGCGCCAAAACACCCCATGACATAAAGGGTCTTGTAATTCTTGGCGATGTCCACCACTTTCTCCACCAGGGTCTTTGCTGTCATTTTGGCCATGTTCGTCCTCCTTTTCAGTCTTTCAGCACGATCTCCGCCGCCCGGAGGGCAACATCTGCCCCGTACTTATCCGCAAAGCGGGTGAGAAAGCGCTGGGCGTATTTGGCCCGGTTTTCATTCTTGGATTTCCAGTAATAAAACCCGCCCCAGGCTCCGTCCGTCACAAAAGAGGTCCCGGCCAGGATGCCCAGGGCGGTCACATCAATTTCGCAGATGACGCACACCACGGTGGCCACGCACAGCAGGACGGAGATGCAGATGTGCAGGACCAGCATTTTCTTTGAAAACTCCATTTTTCTTACCCCCCAGGCTCCGTGGATTTCCATGGCGCTTTCCGCCCCTCCAGGAAAGTTCCCTCAGCCCGGCACTCTTTGTATTGCTCCAGGATAATCTCTGTGGTGGCCTGCGTGATGTTGTTCTTAAAATCGTGATGCCTGTCGCAATACTTCTCATAGGTGTCAATGTCCAGCAGGATTTGCTCAAAATGGTCTTTGCTATGATATATACCGTGGAGGATTTCGTCACCAAAACGGAGGATGCGATAACGGCAATTCACAACAATTTGCTGCTCATTGGCCTCTTTGATCTCGATGATTTCCCGCTCCATCTGTTTGAGCTTTTCCATGGTGTCACCGTTGATCTTTTTCCCCAGCCATTTTAGAAATTTTGAGACAGGGTTTATCTTTATGGGTGTGATCTCAATGCAGACGGACAGCAAAAACACAAGCCCCGCTGTCCCGCCGATGAGATTACTTATCGGCATGGATAGAATTTCCCCGAACATGATCTTAATAGCTCCTTTACACGCATAGATGCACAGAGGGCGCACCGCATAGCCGTGCGCCCTCTGCGTTGGGTGGCGTTAAACCACCACCTCCAGGTCAACCAGGATGGCCTCCACCTCCGCCTTGATAAGAGCGGGCACCTGGTCCAGGGTCTTGCGTCCCTTGACGATCAGGGTGGCATAGACAACCGCCATGACATTCACCTCCTTTCTCAGTAAAACTCTGAGTACCCATTCCTTGATCTTACACATGGGCACGCTCCTCCAGGATGGCCTCCACCTCCGGGCGGAGATGGACAGGCACGTCATCAAGGGTCTTAAGCCCCTTTTCGATGAGGTCAGCATACACTTTGGCCATTACACGTCACCTCCCACCAGGAGCTCATACACGTCACAGAGGGCCAGCTGGGTGTCCGTCAGCTGGGTCTCTGTGGTCAGGA